TAGGTTTAATTCTGTGTTTTTTCCCTATCAACTCACCAATGTCGCCAAATGTGTCGACCAAGTATTTAGCAGGATCCGCTTTGATAGGTCCTATAGCTCTTGCCATTTCATCCTCATAGCTCTCACCTTTTATTTTAGTAAGAACTATTTGAAATTTGTCATAATGCTCCTTGTAATCTATTTGGTTATAACCAGTGGGTTCACCACAAGAGCACACCGAATAAATCACTGACATATGAGGCACCCAGGATTTATAATCATGGGATGGATTTTTCTTACACTTGACAAAGAAATATGCAATCTTCATTTGGTTGTCTCATTAATCAATAAAGTTATTATATCACTAATCAAATGAAAAGTATACTAAAGTTTTATAACTTTTTCTTTAACTGTGTCATCATCAATTTGATAATTCCAAAATTGTAATAACACTTCATAATTTGCTCTAATCCAATCTTTGATATCTTCTAGAGTATCATTTTTTAAATTGCATTTACCTGCAACAATAGAGGGTTCGTGTGATACCGTCAAGACGAACAAATCATCAGGTTTTATATTTACTGTATAATTAGCAGAAACTTTAACTCTTGGTCCGTGACGTGCTGAACCATCGTGTTTTGGTCCCATCCAGATAACTACTTTAGCAATACCCGTTTTATTTTCTCGAAACGATGCCATTTCAAGTAATTCTTCTTCTGTTAAAGTTACTATTTCTTCATATAATTCTGTTATTTTCATAAGTCCTCATATTTGGTGGACATTAAGGGACTCGAACCCTTTACCTCCCGACGGAGTTTACCAAAGCTTACACGTAACCGGTGATCCCCAGTAACAGCGAGTACTTTGGTGGAGATAACGAGATTCGAACTCGTATTGCCTAATGCCCTTAAACTATTCTCCTGGATAATATGGCCGTTCTAACACCTCTTTTAACGCCGATTCTTTACTAGAGTATTTTGTAAATCGATTAACATCACCAACGATATCACACCAGTTATTAAGATCGCGAACAAACACAATACCTGATTCACAGTGTTCATAAATAACGGCGACTTTATCATTTGCTTCTTGTATGCACAACATTTGAACTTGATATGGATCATCTGGTTTCTTATAGTGAACATACAATTCGCCTACATCAACACGTGATTCAGCTTTTAGTATTTTGGTTATTAATTCGGTATTTGATTTATGAGACATATTAAAGTTTTCGTAGATAACCTTCAGGAATAAAACGAAATGTGAGGCCAGTTTGACGATCTACACTGTAGCCCCAACACCATTCTGCACATCGATGATGAAATATCCATTCGACACCGGTAATAACGGCCTCAGTGGAACCTGTCCAGCCATTAACCTTAACGGTTTCACCAATGACATATTTTTGTGGTGGCTTGCCATCTGGTGGATTGCTGAAATTGTGATCCATTTCTTCGATATGCTGTTCTTGTACTGACATTACAGCATCAACAAGACTATTGATCAGCTCATCTTTATTCATCATTGATTTCCAATTTGTTAATCAACCAGGTGATTACCATCCAGTCTTGGAAATAAACATCTTTTCCAACAACAGCCAATGAAAGCAATTGGTCTTGCTCATCTTCATCACAGTATTCTTTGATAAAGTCAATGAGCTCTTCTTGATTTTCTTTAGTGCATCTTACTGGTAAATCAGTGCAGCTGTTGTTAGATATTTCGTCAGAGGCGTGTTTAAGCACAGACCCGAAGATATCCTTTTCAATTTTATTTAGCATCACATCACCTCTGATGTCAAAGCTTGCTTTGCATAATATGCCGCTTTATCCATGAAATTCCGTTTGTAACCATCACGATCACTACCACATACGCTCATCAAACATTCACGATCTTCACCGCGATATTCAACGTAAGTGCCGAAAGTATTCATTGTGGTTGCTTGACGAAGCTCAAACAAAGCCGTGTCCCAATAATAATTGGCTTCAGCTTTCTTTTGCTCAAGCTTTTCTAGTGCGTGTCTCGTGATCCTCGACACGCACTAGAAAATCAGCAACATGTTTTTCATGGTCGGCAACACGTGCCTGAAAATCTAGAATTTGCTGCGATTCGGTTGTCATATAATAATAATCTCTATTGGATAAAGATTCATTATATCATTCTTATGTTTAAAAGTAAACACTTATTAAGATTTACAATAACTTTCTCAAAAAATCAATCATCTCAAAAGCTTTAATTTCATCTGCATTGGCCTTATCTTTGCGAACATATACATCATCACCATTATGCGTATGAGTGTAACTGAATTCGTTAATATAGCCTTGATCATCTAGGTAAGAATCACATGACAGTCCGTGTTTCTTACGAATCATTACAACAACTTCTTCGATAACATCTTTTGTACTAACTGAAACCGTTACTTGACGAGATACAGTTTCAACGCCTTTAAGTTTTAAGTTTGCCATTTATCTTCCAAAGAATATGAAATGTTAATTGGTGCTCTCTGACAGATTCGAACTGTCTTCTACTCGCTTACGGGGCGAGACTTCACCAGCAAAGTTTAGAGAGCATTAACGTCTCTTCCCAGAGTCGGCCTTGAGAGTCACCTGATTGACCTACTACACTCTAGGCTGGATGGGCTTACGAGCTGTTCGATCTCAATTGGAATTCTAGGCTATACCATAAATCAACGACAAAGCCTACATTATCTCAGAGCGCCGCAACTTAATCAGCGTTGATGACTACTCTTTCAAGTAATCAGGACTGGTACGCCGGATTGTTATTGCGCCTGCCCGGTCATCCATGGAGTATCAGGTCCCACCGTATGGTCGTTTAAAATTAATGCAACATCATATAAAAAATAACACTTAAAATTATACCGAATGCTGTGCCCATTGTGAAAATGATAACAAACTCTTTACCTTTTGATAACATCACAAATACCCCAAAATACTACATTGAAAATATGGGTATGTTTATGGTATTATTTTTTACTAGGATTGATATTCTTTATATTGACGACATCCTGAATGACTTCACGAGTTGCAACGAGTCTATCAAGATAAGGCTGACCGAATCTAACCATTCGAATAATTGGATAATTTTTGATACACTGTTTATAATTTGTTATATCGATATCTGCTAATTGGAGTATATGTTCTAATTTTCCAATTGTGAGAGATTCAAGATTTTTGTATAACTTCAATCCAACACGCACATTAGTTGTCATACAATCTCTCACATTAGAATTGGTGCCCGATGTCTGAATCGAACAGACGACCACTCGATTACAAATCGAGAGCTCTACCACTAAGCCAATCGGGCAAACCTTACTTCTTCAAAAATCCTGTTATGTCTTCTAACTGTCTATTTAATGATTCACCGATCACTATAACCAAATTAAGCAAACATAACAATTGTTCTTTTCGTTCTTGTGTCATTTAGGAAAAGGACCTTTGAAATTAGGAAATTCTTTCCGTATTTCAGGAAACATACCTTCACGCCACATACGCAAAAACATTATAGCAGTAAAATCGTCTTGAATATCATTCAATGCAAAATCAATAGCTGCATTGAACTGATCACTTATATCTTTTTCAGTTGCCATAACATACCTCTTATTGAATGGTGGAGTACTCCAGAATCGAACTGGACCTGGCTTTGGATTATAAAGAGAACCATTTCCTGCCGGCACTTACGTGCAAATATTAGAAAACGATATTCCGTGCTGACCACTACACTAATACCCCATCAAAAATACTTTACATCTTTACTAAAATCATATCTTTCATATTTATCATTGTTCCGATATAGTTCTATGTGACTGTTATACCGTACCACATTTATTATCCAAATAATTGGATTAAAAATTTTTAAAAGTTTTCTCATATTAGAGCATATTAATATTCACAACATCATCTGACATAACTCACGGTCTGTCCTCTAGAAAGATTCTCGTTATTGCTAGCAGCCTATTGTATTCCTAGAAACACACTCTAATATGAAAAATCGTTTTGTCACTTCTGGAGTCGAACCAGATTCACGCCTTTATCGATGGTAACCATTCTCAATCCGGTACTTACGTACAAAAAGCAGAAAACGGGTTTCGTGCATTAACCGTTATGCTAAGTGACATTTACTACTTTACAGAATTATCAGTTGGTTGAGGTACAGATTGTGGAATAATGTAACCTGATTGGATGCATTGATACCTAATACGATGTATAGGTCTACCATCATTATTAGTTACTGCGAGATCATCGATAATCTTTCCAATACGTGAGCATTCTTGCACTGTGTTGAAGTATGCTTTTACATCAACTTGTGCTAGGTAACCAGAATTAACATAACCACCTGAAACTATCCAGAGAGCCCATACTAGAGGAGTAGCCATTATAGTTCCTTCACGACTGCTAAATTCTTGTTTCCAATCCAAACACATTTATCTTGGATTACTCCATTAATAATTGTGGTGTTCAATACAATTTCTTCGAAACAGCCTGTGGAAATTTCAAATTCATAACCACGCGGGTCAAGAATTCTCCATAACTTATTTGATGTTGAATACCTACTTACTGACTTCTGAATCTTGAAACCATTAAGTGGAACATTGTCTACAACTCTAGGCTGTAGTTTTTCACTAACGATTTCATCGTAAGGAATCTCTTTAAAACCACCGGATATATCGCGAACACTGTTAATACCTTTAACCCACATCTTACCATCTTTTTCATATGGTGTGCGCCAATGATAATGACCATATGCCCAATCATCTTGAGTTTTCTTTTTCTTCAGGAAAGGTGCTTTATTGGGTTCATACGCGTGAAGGAACCCAAGCGGATATTCTTCATTTTCATACTTCAAAGTGATATATAGCTGCTTAGGATACTTCACGATGAACTCCTTACATATTCCAGATCATTGGAATTGTAAAGGGCGAGTCGGCAAGACGACCTTCGGTATTGTCGATTGCGAATTTTTCTGCTGCAGTAAGTTCTTTACCAACGTTAACAGATTGCCAAAAACCAGGCATCACTTCAACCATCGGGTTATTCTTCTTGTCTTGTTCGTATTGCAGCAACTTACCCATTTGCATATTCCTTTTAAAGACTAATTGAATTAACGAATATGCATTATATCACACTACTACAGCAAGTAAACACTTATTTGAACTATTTACACATTTGAATCTACTAACATCTTCTTCAGAATTTGCTTATCTTTTAAGCGACGATTTTTAGCAATCTTGCGTTTAATCTTTCGCTTTGCTTCTCTAACCTGTTTTCTGCATTGCGCAGTATTGTATTGATCCAGATTCTTAAGCTCATCGTGAAGTCGAATGTCATCCTTGTTTTCGGGTTTCATAACATTCTCCTTTTTAAAAGGGTCGTGATGAGGAGAATTGAACTCCTTTCGGATGCCTTATGAGGACATTGCATTACCATAATGCTACATCACGAAATGCGTGCTATATGCACGCCCTATACTTATTCTGCTTCTTTAGCAAAATACATTTCAACAACATCTACCATACGTGGAATCAATGGTAGAATGATACAAGATAAAACAATGAAAGCCGTCTTCATACTTTTCCTTTACTCAGTTTAAAAATGTATTTATTCAACTAAGCTATTGATTCGATTAACAATTCGTAATACCATGTAACTTGGCAGGTAGTGAGAGAATCGAACTCCCATCTATGGACTTGGAAACCAGTATTCTACCACTGAACTAACTACCCGTTGAAACTTGGTAGACCATGGGAGAATCGAACTCCAGCTCAAAGAGCGGTACCTTGAAAGGGTACTAACCGTTACCAGCAGTTATCATGGTCTAATGTATCACAGATGATACCTTAAGTGACTTAAAGTAACATATGTGATACTTTGGTGCAGAGTTACGGAATCGAACCGTATTCTATGGCTTTTCAGACCATCGCTATCACCAGACTAGCTCACCCTGCAATGTTGGTCCACACGAGAGGACTCGAACCTCCAATTCATAAGAACACTACGGTCGAAACGTAGCCGCTTTCCAATTCGCATCGTGCAGATATTTCGGGCATCGCATACACGAGTCGAACGTGTCATCAGACCTTCGCAGGGTCCAAGCTAAATCCCTTAGATGCGACATTTAAATTACTGGTGCCCTAGGTTGGAATCGAACCAACGGCCTCGTTCTTACCAAGAACGCCGTCTACCATTGAAATACAAGGGCATTACTAATAAGAGTACTGAGAATCGGACTTAAATAACTATCATTGGTGCATAACGTTTAATCCAACGTCTCACACTCTGTGGTGCAATATTTAACATGGTGGCCACTTCTCCAATCCACCCTTTGTTGGTAAAATCGATATTAGCTTCTACTAACATTTTAACTCGCAATTGATTTTTATTATCATTTCTTTCTCTTAGTGTAGCTCCTAATTTTTTTCCTGTTGTTTTTTCCTTTTTAAATACTATAGGGGTTGTTAATATACCAAATATCCTATCATCATCTAAAAAGTTAATAAGCCGATTTAATAAATCACATTTATATTCTTTATTGTATAACATTCGACCATCAATTCTCATTACTCTCCACCCGTTAGATATAGAGTAAGCATCACGTTCTATATCCTTTATAATTGTTTTTTCTAATTTATGTGTACTACCATCTATCTCAATATCAATCTTTAATTCAGGAAATGCAAAATCATAACTATAACGACCAATTTGATAATTATAAATCCAACCAGTTATTCCATTATCATTGAGCATTTGTTCAAAAAACTTTTCTGGCCAACTTTTTTGTGATGCGTGATATAATCGGTATGGCACTTTATTAGGATTATTATCAAGAAATTTTTTTATGCTTATTGATATGTTATGTTTATGTGCTTCCGTTAACTTAAATTTTCCTTTACGTGCTTTCCCGGCATCTGAACGTGATCTTGTAATTATTTGTCGTATTAATTCACTTCTCTTAATAAGAGGAAACATTTTGCATATTTCATTGATTGAATAACCTTTATCGTAAATCGTTTGATAATCATCTTCTTGTATATATGACTCACTCTAAAATATATACGACTTATTTATAGAAGTGGGTTCATTATGTTAATTGGTAGGCCAGGATGGTAATGATCCATCTTTTACGGATTAAAAGTCCGTTACTTCACCTTAAAGTTTCAAGCCCATCATAAGAAGACAAATAAGCGGAAATCGGGTGATTTCAATTAAAAGTTGGATAACCAATTTCCTTCCGGTCCTCTTGGTCGGTCACTACGGTATTGAACCGTATTCTTCTGGGTAAGAGCCAGATGCATCACATTAATGCTTGTAACCGATTATTACTGGTACTTGTACACGCCGGGAGAATCGAACTCCAGCTCAAAGAGCGGTACCTTGAAAGGGTACTAACCGTTACCAGCAGTTATCGGTGTGTATTGTTGGTATGAAATTACTCAACCTGAATATTTTTCATGGTGCTTCTATGTGAACCTTTTGTACAGTTCTCAATATAAAAATCTGGAAAATCCCTTCTAATAACCTTTCTAACTACATTAGACTTTACACCAAGAATATCAGCTGCTAATATTGTCCAACGTTTAGCATTAAAATTTATGTTTGAAAGTGCTTTCAATTTATTAGCAGTATTCTCAATTTCTTTATTTTCTTTCTGCTGTTTTAATAAAAATTGTTCTTTTACTCTTAATTCTTTTGCTGTTATTATCCCACAATTATCAAATATTGAGTTAGAATTTATAAAATTTTTAAATTCTGTTATTACCATATCTGCATCGGCAATGGAATAGAGTTTATCTGCACTAATTCTAAATATTCTCCATCCTTTTGTTTCAAGATACACATCCCGTTTAGCGTCATAATCTTTTCTATCATCTGTTAAGTGTTGTGATCCATCAATTTCGACTGCCACATTTATATCAATGAATGCAAAATCTATATAGTAAGGAAACACTGAGTATTCTTTAACTATCTTAAATTGATTATGCAAACTGTGCCTAAGTAATGACTGCTCAAAAAACCGTTCTGGCCAAGATTGTTTATTGCCAAGTCTCCAAGCTGTTGCTTCTGGGTGCGCCTTTAAAAAACGAAGACGGCCATCTCTTATTTTTTGTCTAGATTCATTTGACAGTGGTTTTTTGATCTTTCTTGCACATTCAATATCACCACAGTGATTTCTAAATGATAAACCTGATGCATATCGATTATCCTGCCCACATTCACATTTCGGTATTTCAAAATTTTCATATTTTATAAAATATTCTAATACTTTCATATTATGAGCCATTACTAAATGTTGCGTTAAACCACGCTGAATACTTTTAGATTGATGACCACATATTTTGCAAACTAACATTTTAATCTCCAACTGTAATTTAAAGTTATTTATAGAAAATCGAACTTAAATTACACGTAAAGAGACTGAATCTCACCAGAAATTCAGCACAGTATTGATTACTTCAGGGTGCAGCCTATAGGAATCGAACCTATTTCACCGGAGCTTCACACCGGCGCTATGACCACATCAGCTAAAGCTGCAAATAATTTCCAAATTGTTAAAGAGCGTAATACCTTGGTGCCCAATGTTGGAATCGAACCAACGAATCTTGCTTACAAGACAAGCGTTTTACCACTAGAACTAAATGGGCAATACATTGAAACCGGTGCCTCTTACCTGACTTGAACAGGTGACCTATCGCTTATCAAGCGAGCGCTCTAACCAAAACTGAGCTAAAGAGGCAAACTTTGAAACTGGTAGTTGTGAATGGAATCGAACCATTGTCACTGGTTTATCGAACCAGGGCTTCTACCATTGAGCTACACAACTATATTACCTACTTCTAAAAGCAACTCAGGTCTTCTATTTTACTAGAAGACCTGATGGATAATTCTTATAACTAAATTATCAGGTCTTCATCTCCATCTCAAAGCGTGTTTCAAAGCGCCATTTAATGGTGCTCATACGCTTAGTTGTAATAATGGTCGACGTTTTCATGATAATCTGTAAATCCTAAAAAGTTTAAAAGCTAATCACTAAATTTGTTAATTCTATTTATATGAGTGCGTAAAATTGCTACCTCATATGTATTACTGAAAGAATATTATATCATACACACCTGAAAAGTAAACACTTATTTGCATTTATTTTCAATTATTTTCACATCTTTGCGAATTCCTCATATCCAGCATCAATCAACTCACGCTGACAGTCCATAACGCCTTGTCTGCCTTTTCTTAGATGTCTATTTATGATTTTATTTAATGTGAAATCTTTGTTTATTTCAACACTTTTTAAATCCTCAATCAAAATCAGACCTAGCACGTGTGACTCAATGTCATTTGAATATGCATCTTGGTTACAAGTAAACTTACCACTAATGCGGGTCATCATTTTATGAATATCTTTTAATGAGCATATTTTGTTATTAGAACAATCAAATGAACCATTAACTATTTTAGGCGCATACTCCAATGATGTTAAAAGATTCTTACTGCAATTAACTCTTTTTACTTCATTAGGCATTCCTTTTAATGACGTTAATGCGTTATCTGCACATAGATAATGACCATGCACTGTCTTTGGACCGTCAACTAATGATTCAATTTTATTATGCGAGCAATTTAACAACCCGTAAATTTCAGTTGGTCCATCTTTAAGAGATGTCAATTTATTATATCTGCATCTAAAATCACCGTGAATAATTTTCGGAATACCATATAGCGATGTGAGTGACATTGATGGTAAACCAATGTCATCATTAATTGGAACATCGATACCGTCTACCGTATAAGTGCGGCCATCAACTTTCACACCTATTAAATTCTTTTCGGTATTCTCTGTGACCAGCTCTTTTAGTTTCATTTGATTTCTGCCATATAAATAATGAATGTAATTGAATATTTATTAAAGGTATTGTTATGAAAGTATTTGACATCGTTGAAAGTTTTGATCCTATTCCATCACTAAATGTGGATAGTTTGATCAGTAAAATTTTAGCAGAGCGTGATAAGTATCCGGCAGGGAGTTTAACCCCACGATCAGTAGTTACTGAAATGATTATTGAAGATGTGTCTAGAGCAGAAGCTGAAAAGATTTGTAATGATTTGGCATCCGAAATTACTACAACTATTTTCAAATTTCATGATAAATTAGCTAAAGCAAAAACATCGAGAATCAATACACCGAAGGAAAAATAATGAAGAAGTTTATAACCATATTGCTATTGTTGATATCGACCGCTGTCATTGCTGATTGTCCAGAACTTGTTGTTAACGGTAAATATCCCGTATTGTCAAAGCCTGAAAAATTGACACTTGTATTATGCCGTAGATTATATGTCATTCAACATAACAATGTAAAGAAGACAGCATTCTGGTCAGCTGAACGTATTGATGGCAAAACAGTTAAGTTAGACGCTCCACGAATTAATGCATTCAAGGTTGATCCTAACTTATCAAAAGGCATTTCTGCCACCCCAAAGGATTATGCAGAACCCGATTTCGATGCTGGTCATATGGCTCCGGTTGGTGATATGCATGTTGACAAAATAGCAATGCTTGAGAGCTTCTATATGTCTAACATGGTACCACAATATCCTAAAATGAATAGAGGTATATGGAAATCATTAGAGAGCAAGGTGCGGGAATATGCCGTTAAGTATGGTGAACTTTATGTGATTACCGGGCCTGTATATACTACATCCCCAGTGCGCACCATAGGTGCAAATCAGGTAGCTGTTCCTGATTTTATCTTCAAGGTCATTTACAACCCTAAAGACAATACTGTATTAAGTATGTTTGTTCCAAACTCTAATCTAGTGGTTACTGCAGACATGCCAAAATATGCATCTACGTTAGCAAATGTTGAAGCTGTATCGGGTATCAAATTCTTTCCAGGTTTACGAAAGAAACCTGTAGATAAAGATTTATTTAGTTTCTAATTATACCCAGTACTTACTTAATTCCCATTGTCTTGCAGTGGGAATTGGGGTATCTGCGTCAACAGGCTTACCATTGAGCATTTTTACAATTGCGTCCTGAAGAGTTTTTGCATTCACATAAATGAATTCATCACCAACCTTCTTATTCAACGTACCAAAAAACTCAAACATAAACATAATGGTTCCTCAATTTATCAGTTAATACATCTAATCCTTGGCGAATACTTGTATATGGTTTAATGTTGAAACGTGCACAGGTTAATTGAATATTATCCCATCGGTAAAAAGATTCATCTGCTACTACTATTAAATTATCTTTTGTACATCGTGGCAACAAAAAACCTAGTTCTAATAGAGAAATCGGCGATTTACTTCCAGCAATAAAGCACATGAAGATGTAATTAGCTGAAAACAGTGCATCTAGTTCCCAATTAATTTGAAAGCGCTCTTCAGATTTTTCATTACTAAAATTTGCTCTTCGTGGATTGAAAATGTTTGCGGTCACTTTAGATGTTTGCAACATGCCTATAACAAAGGCTTGCCAATCGATACTATTGCCCATATCAATTGTACCAGCTAAAAATAAATTTGGTGCACATTCGATGAGGTTTGGTGCGGGTGATCTAGGTGTGCTAATTGATATCATTTAACTACCATGGTCAGGGCTGTCTTCAAAATTTTCTATTAATTCTCGCATATCACAAAAATGTCGAAATAGTTGAATTTGTTCTAGGAGTTCATGAGCATAATCGAGATGCCCATTATTACAGGCATCCTTTATTTCAGATATAAGCTCATCATCAGTCATTTATTTTCTACCACGCCTATATCCATTTAACAGGTATTCATCAAGGTCTTCTTTATTTATCTTAGTTGGTTTATTACCATTGGTAATCCAACATGTACCATATTGAGAATTCTTCTCACCTGTTTGTTTACCTTTATGTGAGACACTCATTTTTTCACGCGTTTCTGTGGTGTGCTTGTGACCTTTAAATGACTCACCATACCATTCTAGTAAATCACCGGATGCTAATCGGGCCTTTATAGTTGTCTGCATTTTCTGTGCCGTAGTAAATGCTATTTCAGAACCTTTATGTGATATTCCTGAATTCTTACCGCCTGCAGATGATCGTTTAAATTGAATTTTTGCTTTAAGAATTGGGTTATCATTTATAATTTTCCATCCGTCACCACCTTCTCCACCAACCTTCAAATTCATACATTGTGATTCTTTCAACATCTCTTTATTAATTATTTCTTTTTCACGAACAGATAATGACTTTCTATCAGAACAAAATTCTACTATTTCTCTACTGTGATTCTCTTTACCGTGTTTTTTGATGGAGTACCAAAGTCTCTTACCACTACCTAGATAACCATCATCTAAATTATTTGAGCTATGCATTCCTATATACCAACTACCGGTGATCAAACAGGTCGTCTTGTAAATAAAATGATATTTTCTACTATCTGCGCGATCCATAATAACTCCAAGATAATCTCTTGAAGATATTTATTGGGGCGCGCTAAAACATACATAATCAGGATGGCGGAGACATTGGGATTTGAACCCAAGGAGCCGTTTTACGGGCTCTCTCGCTTTCCAAGCGAGTGCGATAGACCACTCTGCCATATCTCCATATTACTTCTGATTCTCTAGCCGTTTTGTGTATTGCTCATTTATAACATTTGCCGCAACAGACATCCAAGCTTTTTCACATTCAGTACAAAGTATAACACCGAATTGCAATCTGTTTAACTCTATTGCTACATGACAATGTGCACAACTAGCTTGCATTTTACGTCTTTCATAGATAGTTTCTCTATGCATATTTATTGGTGCAGGCTATGGGAGTCAAACATACAATCCTTCAGTGGGTGGAAGCGGTGAGATTCGAACTCACGGGACCCTTTCAGGTCCGGCAGTTTTCAAGACTGCTCCGTTAAACCCGCTCCGGCACGCTTCCAATATTCATAAAGCTTTACTACAAAAACATTATATCATCAATTGATGAATATGTAAACTACTTTTAGTTGGCAGAAAATAACGGAATTGAACCGTAAGCCCTACTTAGGTGCCTGGCGAGTTTTCGAGGCTCGTTCGTTAACCATAACCCTATCTTCTTTTATGCCTGGATATTACTCAGTTGTAACTGAATCTACCACTACTTCTTTAACTTCAACTACTTCTTCAACTTTAACTTCAGTAGCAACTACTTCTTTAACCGCAACAACCTCTTCAACTATTTCTTTAACAGCCGGCGCCTCTATGACCTCTTTACTCTTCTTATTCTTAGAGACGGCCACTTTTACATCTTCAACCGTCTCAGCAACAAACTCTTCAACATTGTCGACAACAGCCTCAACAACATCTTCAACTAATTCAGCAGCAGCTTTAACTTTATCCCAATCAGCACGAAAATCCTGTTTGAAATTCTTACCGGCTAATTTAAAAAATTTCTCAATATCGCTCATAACAACTCTCCTTAATGTGATGGATTTAATACATCACTATTTATTACCAGTAAACAATGATCTTAATTGTGAATCAAATTAATTATATTGTGTATCTTAACATTATTTCTTTATCTTTCTACCTTTACTCCAACCTAATAACAATAACTCGTCTACGTCGCTCGGTTTTACAGATTTTGATATTTTTCCATCAGTCATCCAACATTTACCAAATTGAGAGTTCTTTTCACCATTCTGTAATCCTTTATGTGATTCTCTCATTTTTGCTTTCGTTTCTTCAGAGTGTACTTTTCCTTTAAAATTATCATATTGGTATTTGCCTTCACCATGAAGGCGTGACACCACTTGACTGAAAACTTCAGAGGACCTTTTTCGTTTTGCTGCTGACCTGTTACCAGCAATGGACATTTTGTTAAGATGCTCTTTATTCCAAAAGCCTCCTCCACCATCACCACCAACTTTCAAATTCATACATTGCTCTTCTTTCAACATATCTTCATTCACTATGTCTTTTTCACGAGCAGCTAATGACTTACGATCAGAGCAAAACTCAACAATCTCTCTACTATGATTTTCTTCACCATACTTTTTAATCGAATACCATAGTCTCTTACCACTACCTAGATAACCATCTTCGAGTAAATCTGTACTATGCATTCCGATATACCAACGGCCAGTAACTAAACACGTTGTCTTGTAAATGAAATGAAACTTTCTTTTGTCTGTTCTTTGCGTTTCCATAATATCTCCAAGATGTTCTCTTGAGGATATTTATCGAATTGCGCAGATTCATTCAATGCGCGGGATGAGAGAATCGAACTCTCTATGACTGGGTGGAAGCCAGCAGTGTAACCACCAACACTTATCACGCATAAACTAAACAAATAAAGAAATCGGGTAGCCTTTCGGCAATCAGATTGGAAGTCAGAGTTGATAACCAATTTCATCCGGCTTAGTTTGGAATCGTGTGGGGGAATCGAACCCAACCTTAAACGGATTTGCAATCCGCCGCCTGACCAATCGGCATACACGACATCGTTATTACTGGGGCGAAGGACGGGGTATGATCCCGCTAACAATAGTTTCACAGACTATTGGCTCATCCTATTTGCTCTTCCTTCGCCATTAAGTTGTTGCTGGGGTGTCTAGAGGGAATTGAACCCTCGTGACCGGAATCACAATCCGGGACTTTACCACTAAGCTATAGACACCACTGTTTACTTCTTGATACCTAATATCCATCCATCAGCTAAGTAATTTTCTACTTCATCTAATGGGATACGTTTCGTAACACCATCTTTTGAAACACATTTATTACGTTTACCATAATTGCTGTTCTTTTCGCCTTGTTGATGACCAATATTAGAGAAAGTTTCCTTCCGTTTAATTATTGAAGCTGTCGAGGCTGCAGCCTCGACAGCTTTTGCTAATCCTTTTAGCATTTTTTCTTTTTCATTATCCCAAAGTAATCGAAAATAATATTTACCTATCTCAGATGATTTTGCACGACATTTTTCTTTTGTTAATATTGACCATTTATGTCTATTTGCAAAACCACCAGCTCTACCAACATTTGTTCTGTTAATTCCAGCTTGTTGTTCATTGGTTAAATAAATTCCGCCGTCGCCACCAGGTTTTAAATTCATGCATAAGCCCTCTTTCAGCATCTCTTTATTAACTATCTCTTTTTCTAGAGTAGCTAATGATTTTCTGTCAATACAAAACTCAACAATTTCTCTAGTATGATTCTCTTTACCGTATTTCTTAATTGAGTACCATAATCTCTTACCACTGCCTAAATATCCGTCATCTAAAATATTCGTGCTATGCATTCCTATATACCAACGGCCAGTAATCAAACAGGTCGTCTTGTAAATAAAATGATATTTTCTACTATCTGCCCTATCCATAATACCTCCAAGATGTTCTCTTGAAGATATTTATAGAACCGCGCTAAAACATACATACTGTCGGGGCGGAGAAATACAGATTCGAACTGTCAACCACTCATCATGGTTGGCTGCAGTTTTCAAGGCTGCCTGTTACACCAGTAACGCATTTCTCCGATAAGACGGGAGCGGGTAGAGAGAATCGAACTCTCTTCTGTAGCTTGGAAGGCTATGGTAATACCAATATACGACACCCGCGTAATAAATTCAAATTGTAAAAGAGCGATATTTCTGGAGCGGCATGCCGGGCTTGAACCGGCGACCTGAACGTTGGCAACGTTCCGCTCTACCAACTGAGCTAATGCCGCATATTTAAAACTCTGCTACCTCTTTTCGTATCCATGACTTAATACGGCTTCTTGCTATGTGCCTCAATAACTTTTTATGCTTTGTGCTACTTGGGCCACAACAATAACAATGATAACCACCTTTACCGATTTTGTGATTCATTTCTCTTTTATACAGATCATTTGTCATATTACGTCCTTTAAAAGCAACAATGGGTTAATCAATTAAGATTAACCCAGTCATAAAAACTTGTCTGAATTAATCTTCGCTACGTACCACCATGTGATGAACATGACCCACAAGAACATCCTGAGCCATGAGACTCGGTATGATGAACTGTGTTGATCGTAAAAAACTTCATTTGATTAATTCCAATTTGCTTTAATGAAAATATTTATTGAATTGCGTAAAAATCATTATATCATAGTCTACTGAAAAGTAAACAATTATTTACACATATTTGTGTTATTCATATCAGTATAAAATGCTATTTTATTTCTACCACGAGCTTTTGCTCTGTACATTGCATTGTCGGCATTATTGATAATACTAGTAGCAGATAAATTATCACTTAAAAACATAGCAGCCCCTATACTAACTGAACAGTTGTGTATTATTTCAGCAGTTACTTGGCGGTGCAACGTAAAATGATACTGTTTTCGGAGTTCAATACTAATTTTCTCAGCTGCATTATATGTCTGTTCAATGGCTGCATGTTTATCGCTTGATAGTTCTGATAGTATAATTACGAATTCGTCACCGCCGAATCGTGCAATGGTGTCCGTCTCACGGCAAACAGCACGAAGTCTTTTTGCTATTTGTGTTAATAACATATCACCTACTTCATGACCGTATTTATCATTTAGTGGTTTAAAGTTATCCATATCTAAAAATAACACTGCGCCAAATGTGTTTGTTCTTTTACTTACTGCTAATGAATGTTCTAACCTATCATTAAACAATCTACGATTAGGTAATCCGGTTAATGCATCATGAAAAGCAAACTGCAATATTCGTTCTTCGAGTTGTTTAGACTTCGTTATATCCGTAATAATTCCTGTCCATAAAATTGATCCATCACTTTCACGCTCAGGATTAGCATCAGCGGATAACCATTTAACCTGTTTGTTGTGTATGAT